CTAATTGCTCAGAACAACTTTTACATTCTACCAAGATTATCGGCTGTCCGTTTTCGAGGATCGCATAATCGACTTTTTCGCCTTTTTTAATGCCGACATCAGCTATATACTCAGGACAAAACTCGGAAGGGTTAAATACATCATATCCAAGAAGTTGGAAGAGCGGAACTACAAGTGACATTTTTGTTGCTTCTTCTGTTGAAACGGTATCCTTTAACATTGATACTCTTTCTGAAAATTGTTTAATTGATTCAGTGAAATCCATAATTACCCTCTCTTTCTTTAGTAAAAATGTTTGTAAAACAAATATATAATCGCATATGCGGTTATATTCATCGTACATATTTTTTTAAAATTTAGCAGATAATAACTGCATGGAAATCCTATTATCTAAAATCATGCACAAAAGAAATCTAACGGTACGTCAAGTAGAACAGATGACCAAAGTCCCAAAATCCACCATAAATGATATTATGAACGGAAAATCACCACGGCTGGACACATTGGAACAGCTGGCAGCAGGGCTGAAAGTCAGAATATCTGATCTGTATGATTCCCCGTACAAATAAGTGTCCGAAATCTCGGACAAATTTAAAAAACGCGTTACTTCTCCAGTTTTGGATTGTTAATAAACAGAACAAATGTTTGCCAAACTCTTGAAAATATTTGCTACAAGATGTAATATAAAAACAAACATACGTTCGGAAACGCCGAGACTGGAGGGGTACGAAATGAGTAACGAAGAGTACAAAGAATACATAATTGAAATGATCCAGAAAATCAACAATCCAGAACATCTCAAACGTATATTCAATTATGTACATAAGTTTTTTATCAGGAGAACGGGCAGGTAAGCCCGTTTTTTATTATGTAAAAATACTCTTCAAATATTCTTTTAATACCTGTCTCTGATCAGCTGAAAGTTCCAGATACTTTTCAATAATTTTCTTATCAATATCATCAAGATTATAATCTTCAGCAATCTCATCAACCACACTCTCAGGAGTGCCAGTGAACATGTCACCTTTTCCCTCGGTAAGCCAGAAATAATTTACACGAAATGTTCTGCATATAGCGTTCAATACAGTATTGGAAGGATTTCTTCTACCTAATTCATAATTTGCAATTGTATTTCTTGCTGAACCAATTCTTTTTCCGAATTCCTCTTGGCTTAATTCAAGTGTTTCTCTTAATAATTTAATTCGCTCGTTCGTATTACTCACCTCCAATTTATCTTAATTATATCACGGGTGTTCTCAATGTCAACAAAAATGTGCAAAAAATATGTTGACAAAGCACACAACGGGACATATAATGTTCTCAAAGAACACGGAAAGAGAGCGAGGTGAGAACATATGGAACTTACAACGGCATATGCAGATACTGTGGAAAAGAAAAAAGATGATGCAAAAGAGTTGGTTGCCATCCTGAATAAGATTCCAGAAGAAAAGAAAGGTGAAGTCATTGGAATCGTAAAAGGATATGCGCTTTGTGCGGAGAATCAGAGAGTGAGGTGAGGAATGTGAAACTGAGAAAAATAATTGGAGAGATACTGATTTTACTGCCACCATTTATAACGACAATTGGTTTTCACCGTTTTCCGCATAACATAAGCCTTTTGATAATGGAGGCATTGGAGTTGCTTGGGTTGCTGAGCATCAGCATCACGGGGATGCTCATTGTATCAGACGAGATTCCGATAAGAATAATTGTCGAGAGAAACGAACAGGAGGATGATTAAGTGGAAGATGAAATTAAAAAGAAGTTAGATAACATCTTATTTGAAATCAGGTGGATGCAAAGAAATATGAATCCACCTGTCGACTATTCATTGATTGTTGTATGTTCCATTATTGCTTCGGCAATAACAACGTATGTAATGTCTAAGATATGAAAAGAGGTGATTGAATGGCATTGCTGATCAGCATTGTAGTCATAATTCTGTTTATGGCAAAGTGGGGAATAGAAAGAACAAGAACGAAGGCACTGATGTATTTTATTGTTGACAGAGGATACACTCCACCAACCAAACAGGAAATGATGGAGTGTATCAAGATAGTGACACAGAAAACAGTAGAAAAATGGATTAAAGCTTAAATTTAGAGATCTCTTCGGGAAGATATTTGTTTGCAAGAGATGTCGTCACACCTTCGGCAATAGCAGAAACGACCTTAAGACTTGCACCACCGATTTTATTGAAAAGCGATTGAGTATGTTTCCAATTTTCTTCAGTTCGCGTATTGGCAATAAATTCATGACCAAGAGGTTCAAGACAACAATCGAATTGAGTATGTCCCCATGCTTTTGTACCAGAAACATCTGATAAAAGGTTTGCTTTTATACAGTATTGGACATGATATAGGATTTGTTCAGTATCGTATTCGGAAAGATAATCGCTATAGTAATCATATTGGGTATCTTCAAAAGATACAGGATCATAGAGTGTTTCGTATTTTTCTACTGTAAAAAGAATAGCGCGAATGCAGGAAATATCAAGTTTCATTAAGAATCTCCTTTCTTTCAGACTCGGCATGGCAGTGCCTGTAGTTAAAAGTATAGGAGAAAACGTAGGACAAATCAACAAGTACAACCAGCATCGCATAGTTTAAAGAGAGGTGGTGGATTTGCAACATATTTTTATTGCAGAAATTGATGGAAAAGAAATTGACATGGCAGCCATGATGCCGGAAGAAAAGCAGAAGGCAATCATGGAAATGACCAGAAAGTTTGTAGAACATTTAGGATACCAGCAGGAGAAAACCGCGTAAGCGGTACCAGTTGGACAAGCAAAGGAGGGATAAGAGATGTTTTACAAGATCGCAAAGACACTCAGCGTAACGGCAAGTATTATCGGAATCTTGATGATGGCTGGTGCGTGCTCAGTGAAAAGTCAGGAGCTGTTTTACTTATATGTAGCACTTGGAATCACAACACTTACTACCGGAGCATTTGCACTGGAATATTTCCGGATACGGGAATGGCAGTACCGGAAAAGGAAAATAAGGGAGGCGAGGGAGCATGCCGGAAGAGAAGCAGCGTAAGAAGCGGATTCGGGTGGAGAAGCTGAATGAGTGGATTGAGACTTTGAAATCAATAGAAAGAGTCAACCGTGATTCCGAGTATTTCAAACAAAATGCAATCCCATATTTGGAACAATATGTAGACAGCCTGAAAGAAGCTGGCAGAAAAACAGTAGTATTGGAGGATAAGAAGTGAAAACAGTAAAAGTAACACCGGATAACATTATATCAGTAATTGATATAAACTTTGATGATTTCCGTGATCTACAGAAAGCAGTAGGCGGGCATTTTGAAATCGTAAGCACGAAAACCTTATTTGAGACATTTAAGATGCCTA